CCGCCGCGGCGGTAGAGGAGACACCCGTGCCCGAGACAGTCAAGAAGTCGATGTATTCGATTTGCGATCTGGCATGTGCCATCGCATCGCTCCGCTGGATTCAGGACGATCTGGCTTACGAGGCCGATTACGAGGGCGACAATTCGCCCATCCCCGACAAGCTCAAGAGCTGGCTCACCGAGGGCTGCAACATCCTCGTGGACCTGACGCGGGAAGAAACCAGCGAACTGGCCATGCAGATGAAGTCCATGCAGGCGTTCGGGACGAAAGTTCTCCAGAAGGCGCTCTCTGCGCCTCCGCAAGATTCCGTTGCGAAGGCGGCGGATACGACGGCGGCTCAAGCGGCGCCGATCACCAAACAGGGCGACAGCCCGGAAATCGAGGATGAGATGGACGAAGCAACCAAGGCCCAGATCGCCGCGGCTGAGCAGAACTCCGCCAAGGCGCTGGATCTCGCAACGAAGACGAACGAGGCGGTTACCGCCCTCGGCTCTGCAGTTGAGAAGTTCATGACCGCGATGGGCGCTGAGCCTGTCGCCGCCAAGTCTGTTACTCCCGCTGCAGCCGCGGTGGTGGCAAAGTCGCAGGACGCCGGCGGCGCTGCTGCAGCGACCGAAGCGGGCAGCACTCCCGAATCCGTCGCCAAGTCCATCCTGGCCAACCCGCGCGCGGTCACGGCGCAGGAAGCTTCCACCCTTCGCATCGGGCGGTAAGCCGCTCTCTCTGCCAAAGGGGCCGCTCCGGCGGCCCTTTGCTATTGGACTCGGCGCGCAACCCCAACGAGACCCCATAACCCAGCCTCAGCGCTCAGACGCTTCGAGGAGAGGAAACGCGCATGTTTGGACAGGACATGACCCGCATCGAGGAGCTGATCGCCAAGGCAACGGGACAGCTCGCTTCGAAAGCGACCATCAGCACTTCCACCGGCATTCTTGCCTACGACCTGGAACCGCTGCTCAAGCAGATTTACCCCGTGCTTGCGCCGTTCCGCAATGAAGCGCTGCCCCGCAAGGTCTCGCAGATCGGCGGCTCCGCGCTGAACGCCAAGCGCCTGCTTTCGATCACCCCAGCCACCGGCGGCATCGGCATCGCCGAAGGAACCCGCGGCGGACGCATCGGCGTGGTGGAGCAGGATTTCTCTGCCTTCTACCGCACGATCGGCCAGGAAGCGGACCTCACCATCGAGGCTGAGGATGCCGCGCAGGGCTTCGACGATGCGCGCGCGGTGCGCACCACGTCGCTGCTGAACTCGAACCTGATGGAGGAAGAGCGCGTTGTGCTGTTCGGCAACGGCGGCAACATCTCCGTTGCGGGATCGAGCGCGCAGACGGCCCTCGGCACCCCGGGCGCTCCCGTGCTCACCAACAACGGCGGCGGCGCCGGCACGGTGGCCGCGGCGACGTACTTCTGCTGGGTTGTGGCGCTGACCTATCAGGGTCTGCGCAACTCCACGGTGGCAGGCGGCGTCCCGACCCAGACCGCCCGCACCAACATGGACGGCACCAGCACCACGACGAACGGCGGCAGCTCGAACGTCTCCGCGGCCTCCGGATCGGTGACGCTTGCCGCTCCCGGCTCGCTCGCGGCTACGGTCGCAGCGGTCCCGGGCGCGTTCGGCTATGCCTGGTACATCGGCACCTCGAAGGCGGCTTCGGCCCTCGCCGCGGTGACCTCGGTGAACAAGGCAGTCTTCACCGTCCCGGCAGCCGGTACCCAGGCCGCGACCGCCATTACCGCCGACAACTCGATGGACGCTTACGTGTTCGATGGTCTGATCACGCAGGTCCAGCAGACGAGCTCGGGCAGCTACGTGAAGTCGCTGGACGGTGCGAACCTGTCGGCGAACGGCGGCGGCGGCATCACCGAGTTCGACGTCATGCTGGCGGCGATGTACGACAACTACAAGCTCGATCCCGAGGAGATCTGGCAGGACTCGCTCACCGCGCGCGCTGCCAACCAGAAGGTGATCGCCAACGGCGGCGCCCCGCTGTTCCGCTTCGACATCGACGGCAAGACCGGCGCTGTCAACGTGGTGGGCGGCGGCACCGTGGGGTCGTACATCAACCCCATCACCGGCAAGCTGGTGAAGCTGCGAGTGCATCCGTGGTTCCCGCAAGGGACGGTGTTCGCGAACTCGCGGACGCTGCCCTACCAGACGCCGAACGTTCCTGTGCCTTACCGGCTGCAGGCGCGCGTGGCCGACTGGCGCGAATACGAGTGGCCGATGGTCACCCGCAGCCGCGCTCACGGGCAGTACCTCACCGCGGCGATGATCGCCTACGCGCCGTTCGCCTTCGGCCTGTTGCAGAACGTCGGCAACGGCTAACAGTTCGGAGCCGCGCCTGCGCCGGGAGCGGCTTCGATAGGGTGGGCTGATTTCGGACCGCCTCCGCCAAATCAGCCCACTTGACCCACTAACTACTTACAAACGAGGCACCTGCTGGTGGCCCAATTCCGGTCGGGGAAGCCGGGACTGGGCCACTGCAACATCGGGAGAACGCTATGCCGGATTTGACGACGCTCGCGAATGTGAAGGCATATGCCCAGATCACGGACAATACCTCCGACGCCGTTCTCTCCCGGCTCATCAGCGCTTTCTCCGCATGGTTCCTGAATCAGATCAATCGCGGGGCGCTGATCGAATCGACGTACACGGAGCAGCGCAATGGGCAGGGCGGCGACTCGCTCACCACGATCTATTACCCCATCCAGTCGATCACCTCGCTCACTGTCGATGGGCAGACCATTCCCGCCTCCGATGGCGTCACGCCTGGCTATTGGGCTGACAGCTTCAGCGTGTTTCTTTCGGGCTGCTACCGCTTCTGCAAGGGCCGCGGCAATGTGAAGCTGGTCTACTCCGCCGGCTACCCTTCCGTGCCGCTCGATGTCGAGCAGGCGGTCATTGACCAGGTGGTGCTCACTGCGCGCCGCCAGCCGAATCTCGGCACCGTCTCGCAGCAGATGAACGGGATCACGACCGTCGCATTCTCGCAAAAGGATCTCGCGCCCGGCGTCTCCGCGGTCATCGAGAACTACAAGTCGAAGACGGTGGTGGGCTGGTGAGGCTGGCGCTTGAAGTCGTCGGCGTCCCCGAGACCTGCGCCGGGATCGAGCAAGGCGTGATGCGGCTGCAGGCCGCAACGCTTCAGGCCATGGGCGCGGAGATGATCGGGCTGCGCAATTACGCCGTGACGACGCACATGCACGGCCCAACCGGGGCGAACACAGTCAATCAGCGCAGCGGCAATCTGGCGCGCTCTGTGACGAGCCAGGCGACCGATGAAGGTGCGGACATCCTCGGTCTGGTGGGTATCCCCGAGGCTTCGACGGCGCAGGCTTATGCGCGCATCCTCCACGAGGGCGGAACAACGCGGGCGCATGTGATTGAGGCGCAGGAAGCGAAGTCGCTGGCGTTCATGGTGAACGGCCAGATGATCTTCCGGCGCAAGGTGAATCATCCCGGATCCGTGTTCCCGGCGCGGCCGTACCTCACGTCGGCATTGCAGGAACAAGCCGGGCAGATCAAGGCCAACCTGAAGGCGGCCATGCTGGAGGCAATCGCGTGACGCCAAACAACGGAGTCATCGACCTGGAGCCGATCTACGCGGCCTTCTTTGCGCTGATCTCAGGCGCGAACGCGCCGCGCTGGACCGACCCTCAATCCAATCCCGCACAGTTCGCTGTCGTCTCGCGCGTGCCGCGCGACGTGGCGCAACTCAGCGCGGGGCAGCTTCCGGCGCTGTTTCAGGAGGAATTGGGCTTTGAGGTCACTCCCACGATTCCGACCGTTCAGACGCGCTCGAAGTTCAAGCTGCGCGTCGATGTGGCTCTCATCGTCCCGTGCAACGGCCTCAAGCAGCCGGTGGGCCAGGAAACGCAGATTCCCACGCAGGATCTCAATCTCGCAATCCCGGCGGTTCTGAGGGCGGTGGTTCCCGTCAATCCGGGCATGAAGCAGACTCTCGGCGGACTGGTCGATTCAGTCGTCTGCGAGGGACAGGTCGTGCGCGTCAACGGAGTTCCCGGCGCGGGCTCGCAAGTCTCAATCGGGGTTATCCCCTTCACAATCCTCACGATTTAAGGAGCTGATCCATGAACCTGTTCGGAGCAGGATATCTGGTGGGACGCCCCGCCGCCACCGCCACCAACGCCAACCCCACGCCGCGCAAATTCGGTCTGCTGCAGGAAGTCAGCTTCGACGTGACTTACACCCCGAAGACGCTGATGGGTCCAAAGCAGTTCGCGCTGCGCGAGTTCCGCGCCGAAGGCAAGGCCGAGATCAAGGCAAAGTTTGCCAGGATCAACGGCCGCCAGCTCGCGGAGATCTTCTACGGCCTCGCGCCGGGGCAGGAAACCACGGGCAGCACTATTCCCGTGTTCGGGGAAACGGCAACGATCCCCGCCAGCACTCCATACACTCTGACCGCCGCGAACGCCGGCGTCGCAGGCGCGAACTTCGTCGAGGACTTCGGGCCGGAATATGCCGCGACGGGCAAGCCGTTCCAGCTTGTCGCGGCGTCGCCAACGCAGGGGCAGTATTCCGTCTCGGCCGGCACGTACACCTTCGCCGCGGCGGATGCTGGCGTCGCCATCGTGCTGAACTACAGCTACTCGAATGCGCTGGCCGGCTTCACGTTCTCCGTGCCGAACCTGGAGCAGGGCGAGTCTCCGTACTTCGAGGCCATCCTGACCAACCCGACCGATGGCGGCTTCGTGCGGCGCGTCTATCGCTGCTCCGCGTCGAAGCTCACCAAGAACTTCAAGATGGGCGACATTGTCATTCCGGAGCTGGACATCAAGGTGTACGACCCCGGAACCGGCGTGATGTGGCAAGACTCCTACGCCAGCGAGTAATCGCTCTTCTCCTACCGCAGGAATCGCACTGCGGAGGACGCTCCCGCGCAACGAGCGGGAGACACTGACCGGGCCCGTGACGGCCACCATGGGCCCGGCCGCTTTCACCATCTGGCCGGAGGCGAATCATGGACGAAGACGCAAAGGAAATCCTTGCGACTATAGCTGAGTGTCAGACGGCGCGAGCGCAGGATGAATATCTCGAAAAGCGGATTGAGCGGGTGCTCGCCGCTTATCGCGGTGTGGCTGCCTGCCTGCGAAGCGCGCGCGAGTTCCGGCCAACGGTTGTGGACGGCAAGCTGCAGTTTCCGTACCAACGGGAGGCGTTCTCGGCTTCTGACCTGTTGGACGAAGCTGGCTTGACGGCGCTCATCGCTGAGTACGAAGCATCGGAGCAGAGGCTTGCCAAAGTGCTGCGGAAACGGCACCAGATGGGAATCGATTAGATTTCCATTCGACACCAACGAGTGAAAAGCCACAGAACGTTCGCTCAGGAGGCGAATCATGAAGGAAATCACACTTACGACCGGGATCACCGAACGAATTGGGATGCTAACAATTGCCCAGGTGGACAAAGTAGTAGCTCTCTGCGGCGTCGACATACCGCAAGCGACTCTTCTCGCCTGCCTGACCTCGATCAACAAGGCGCGCGGCCTAGAAGCGCCGATGACACTGGAAGAATTCAAAGAAAAGTACGCCGTTCCCGAAGCAGACGAACTGTTCTTTGAGATTTTCAAATATAGCGGGATGCGCATGGGGGAAGTGACGGCGAACCCCTAAACTGCCGCGCCCTGGTGGTTCGCCTGATTGTGGATGGAGGAATCTCCCCCTCTGAAGCGTGGGGAATGACGCTGGTCGAGGTCTACGATCTAATGGACGCTTGGGCCCATCATCCGCCGCTGCGCGTCCTGGTTTCGAGTTATCTGGAAGTAAAGGAGCCCAGGTGGTAGACTGGCGTGCGCGAGGCGCATCCCATGAAAATCAGGCTCCTGATCCTTCTGATGGCTATGTCCACCTTGGCTGGCGAATACCGGGCCCTTGCACAGACCGAGTGCGTCGCCGACGTGAATGGCTACAAAATCCGCACCGTCTACGTCGCCGGAACCCACTACAATGCGGTCGTCTGGGCCTACAAGCATCTTTCCGATGAAAGCTGCCTGACTCCAGTCCTCGACCCCGCGAAAGCGGACGCGATTCTCGATTTGTATGACCCGCTGGCGGACTCCGCGCCGGCCGCTCCGGGCACTACGTCGCAGGATGATTACTTTTCAGTGTCGTGCAGTTCGGGTCGCGGATCATCGAGCTGTATCGACTCTAACGGTAATGAACTCGACGTCTATTGTGACGGGTTCGGGAATTGCTCATCCTACTACGGGCCCTCCCCGACGCTAACTCTCTTGCACGGGCTTGGGGAGTGGGTGCGTAACGCCTCGTATCAAGGCCAGGCGCGGCTCTTTACGCCGGATCATAGACTTATCTGGAAAAGCGAAAACGAGAAAGGCCACGGACCCCACGAAGCCCTGTGGATGGATAAATTGAGACTCGGAACGCTCGCTCCTCCATGCAAGGCGCCGGGGACGTGGGGATGGTCTAAGTACAAGACATTCAGGCATTGGGCGAGCACGACCTGTGGAATAAACTTCGCGCCAGCGGTGCATATCGACATTAAGGCCAATGCAAGGCTAGCCGCTAAAGAATCGGCGCGAAACGAGAAGCTGGTAGAGGCAGAAGAAATGCGGCGGAACGCGACCGAAGCCGCAAACCAGCAAGGCTCGGCGAACGATCCGCAAGCTACGCTGCTCCGCATCAAAGCTCTCGCGGCCGCGGGAAACTACGAGGCGTACAAGGACGCGATCGACGGCCAATCGGAGAAGGATGCTGAGCTAAAGGCCAAGTGCCATGTCGATTATGTTTTTCCGACTATAGGCATGCTGGAGAGCGGCGTCTATTGCCTCGAAGGTGAACCGGAGCATGTCAACGATGATGCTCTCGGAAGCAAACAGATCGTCTATTATGGCGGTCACCTGCTGATCTACATTAGCCACGATACTGGCCGTGTCGTTGACGTTCAGAGGCTTGATTGAGCAAGTCCTTTCACGACTAAGAAAAGCCGCCTCCGGGCGGCTTTTTTATTGGAGCTACCATGCCAGACGGTTATCTGATTAGCGTTGGCGTCAAGGCCGACTTCTCCGAACTGAAAACGGAGCAGCGCGCCGCCCAGGACGCCGTGAAGCAGGCGACCGCCAACATGGAGGCTGCCTATGCCGAGTTCGGCAAAGCTGCAGCGGACGGCAATACCCAGGCTATTGCCTATCTGAAGCAGTACGAGATGGAGCTGTCTCAGGCCCAGGCCAGGGCGACCGCCGCAACCGCCGCCATGGCTGCATCGCAGCAGGCCGTTGGCGCAGCCGTCTCGCACACCGTGCCGCAGTACGCCGCAGCATCGGGAGCCATCCGCGTACTCGAAGGAAACCTGAACAACAACGTGCGCGCGGCGGAGCGGTTCCTCGCCACCACGCTCGGGCTCGGGCCCGTCCTGCAGGCCGCGTTCCCGGTCGTCGGTGCAATCGCCATGGTCGGCGTACTCACCGAACTGGGTAAGCGCGTCGAGAAATTCGGGCGCGATGCGTTCGAGCTCAGTAATGAACTCGGCATCGGCTGGCTCGATGCCGCAATTGGCCAAGTGGACGGCCTGGCTGAGGCGGTAAAGCAGGGGGACGACAACATAGATCACATGCGCCGCCAGGTAGACCAATTGAAAGAGAAGGGGGAGCAACTGGATATCGAGCATATCCGGCTCACCCAGGGCCCGAGGGCCGCTTTAGAAGCGCAGATTGCGGAGCAGGAACGCACGATCAGTTCGCTGCGGCAGGCAAGTGTTCTAGACCAAACAGATCGAGAGAAAACCGAGAAACTGGCGCAGCAGCGGACCGTTAGCTATGATCCGAAGTCTGGCGTACGGTCCGAAACAGTGCCGGAAAGTGCTGTGGCCGCTCAGGTTCACCTGAAAGAACTCGGCGAAGATGCAAAAAAGACGGCTCTGGAGATCGAGGAAGCTCAAAAGAAGATCCGCAATTACAACGACGAGATTGCCAACATCAAGCCTCCGAAGGCTGCCGTCGATCACAGCGACCGCGATGCGATGAAAGAGCACGGCCGCGACGTCATGGCCATGGTGAAGGAGAATGAGGACGCGGCGAAGGAGCAGCAGCGGATTACGGACGAAGTCCAAGCTGCCGGCATTCGCGGGCTGAAGGAAGAGGAGGACGAGCGGCGCCGGGCCGATGAGGCTGAGCGCATCCGCCTTCGCCTCTCGAAGCAAAACTACGATCAGGAACTCGCCGCGGAAGAGAAGAGCGCGGAGGCAGCTTACGATTCCGCCAATGCGCAAATCGAAGCAGCCGCCAAGGTTGCCGAAGCTCGAATTGAATACCTGCTCGCTTCGGGCGCCATCACCGCAGAGGAGGCGGCGCACGCGCGGGCGACCATTGAGGCGCGTAAGTACACCGATCAGATCAAAGCCCTTGAGTATGAGCTGCGCGCCCTCCAGGCGATTCAGAACAAGGGCGGCGACACTGGCGAGAAACAGGATCAGGTTAGAAACAAGATCACCGCGTTCACCGGAGACCGCGATGCCGCGCTGGTAAAGGGTGCCGGAAAAGAAGCCCAGGAGTATACGAAGGTTTGGCAGAAAGCCCTGGCCGACGTGGGGCGGCAGTTCCAGCAGAACGAAGATGCGGTGCTTCGCGGCCAGATCAGCTTGTCCATGGGTATGCGGCGCATGGCAGCCGAAGTGGCACTCGACGGCATCCACTGGGCCCAGCGGTGGCTTCAGCAACACTTCATGGCGAACGCGATGAAGTTGGCGTCTACGAACGCGACGAACGCCGCGACCGTCGCATCGGACGCCGCGGCGGCTGAGACCAGCACGACCATCACCCGTACCCACGCTCTGCAGCAGGCGTTCATTCACGCGAAGCTCGCCGCGGTGAAGGCATTCGATTGGGGAACGGGTTGGGGCGGTCCGATCGTCGGCGCGGTGATGGCTGCGGCTGCGTTTGCGGGATCGATGGCATGGGCTGCCTTCGAACAGGGAGGCGTCGCCCAGGTGACCGGCCCAGCGTACCTCCATGCCGGCGAGCGCGTCCTGACCGCACGGCAGACGGCGACCTTCGATCGGGTGATGAGCATGTCGAGCATCTCGCACCAGTCCAGGTCTGCGAACGCATCGATTCACCTGAATCACACCGTGAACGGCGCCGGCAATGACCGCGAAATCAAGAAGGTCATCCGGCAGAGCAGCCGCGACGTGGCCCTGGCCACCAAGCGCGCGCTGCGCAACGGTCATCTGTAGCGCGTTTCTCTTTGGGCGACCTGATGAACGAATCCGAGCTGCGCGCATGCCTGATCGAACTGGAAGAGGCTCGCGAACACCTTCGCCGGACCGCTCAGCTCAAGGAAGACATGGGCATCACTCTCCGGTAGCTCCTTCATCCCTGATTCACCGCAGCCGCCTCCGGGCGGCTTTTCTTTTGCAAGCGAGGCGTCCATGGCCACCATCGTCACACTCCCCACCGTCCTGTCGACCGGCCTGAACACGTTCCCGGCAACGAAGTTCCAGGGGCTGAAGCTCAACTTCACGCGCAACGTGGAGTTTGAGAACACGATCTCTCGCGCCGCATCGGGCCGGGAAGTCGGCGTCTCCTGGCGCGAGATGCCGATCATCACGCTTGAGCTTTCGTGGGACTTCCTCGACGCCAACCCCGACACCACGCCGCCCTCGCAGGATGGCAGCGTGTCGTATACGGACCTCGATTGGCTGGACGGCTTCTTTCGCGCGCAGCATGGCGACCTGATCCCGTTCTACCTCCGCGTCGCCGACCTTCCCGGCCAGTCTCCGACAGACTCTCAGGGGCGCGGCCAGCAGATCGGCACCGGCGACGGCACGACGGTGAACTTCCAGCTCTGCCGGACTGTCGGCCCGTATCTCGAGCCGGTGCAGACGATTGATTCGGCTGTCGATCCGATCATCTATTTCGATGGCCTGCCGGCTACGGGATGGACCATGCTCCCGAAAGGCATCATCCAGTTCACCGTCGCGCCTGCCAACGGCACGGTGATCACTGCCGACTTCAACTGGCTTTACCTCTGCCGCTTCAACGATCCGGCCGCGGAGTTCGAGCAGTTCGCCTATCTCGCTCACGAATGTAAGTCGCTGAAGCTTCGGACGGTGATCCAGTGATCGACCTGACCGCCTATAACGGCGGCGACCCCTCACTGCTGAACTTCTTCAACGGGCGCCCCATCTCGATGCTCATGGCGATGCTGACCAGCGTCACGCTTCGCCCTGGCCTCTACTCGCCAACCGGAGCCACGCTGCGGTGGACGAGCTCGCTCTACGCCATCAGCCTGGGCGGCCACATCTGGTCGCCGGGGCCGCCGAACTTCAAGCGGCCCAGCCTGCGCGGCGAACTCGGGCTGCAGTCCTCCGATGTCACGCTCGAGGTCGAGTGCGACGATTCGATCCTGCTGAACGGCGTCCCGCTGCTGGCGCGGATTGCGCGGCATGAATGGAACTTCGCCACGGTGCAGATCGAGTATGCGTACTCGGCCGGACCCGGGCAGCCATGGCTCGGCCGCGCGCCGCGCTTTCTCGGCATCGTGACGGACATTGGCGAGATCGGCCGCATCTCGGTCCCGCTCACCGTGAAGAATGTCACCTACCTGCTCGATACGCAGTGGCCCAAGGACACGATCATGTCCACCTGCGGGAAGACGCTTTACGGGACTGACTGCGGAGCGAATTCGGCAACCTTCCGGGTGGCTGGCACAGTCGGCGCAGGCCCGACCAAGAACGGCTTCCAAACCAACCTGACGCAGGCCGATGCCTACTTCAGCGGAGGCACGATCACCTTCACGTCAGGGACTCTGAATGGGTTGAGCTACTGGATCCGCAGCTACGTGAACGCAAGCGGCGTGATTCGCCTGCAGACGCCCGCGATGGTGTCGCCGGCCGCTGGAGACACCTTCACCGTGCTGCCTGGATGCGACAAGAGCATGACGATGTGCAACGCGCGATTCTCGAACCTCGCGAACCATGGCGGGTTCCCGTTCGTGCCGCAACCGACGACGGCATTCTAGGAATTCCAGAACTCCAGGAATTCACGGATTTACGCAAACTGACATTTTTGCTTGTCATACGAGGCGCGCCATGAACGCCGAGACCCGCGCAAAGGTTGTAGCTGAGGCGCTGAACTGGAAGGGCACACCCTACGTCCACAACCAGGCGCTGAAGAGCGTGGCGGCCGATTGTGCGCTGTTCCCGCTGGCAGTCTATGAGGCTGTCGGAGTTCTGAAGCCAGGCCCGGTCCCCGAGTACTCGCCGCAGTGGTTCCTGCACCGCTCGGAAGAGAAGTACATGCAGGCCGTGCTTGAGCGCGGCGCCGTCGAAACGGACTCGCTCGAGCCCGGCAACTTCTGCCTGTGGCGCATCGGGCGCTGCTATTCGCACGGCGGCATCATCATCCGCTGGCCGCAGATCATCCACGCGCTCAGGCCGCGCGAGGTCATGCTGTCGGACGCAACCAACGAGGCTTCGATCTGCCGGAAGCCCATGAAGGTGTTCACCCTATGAGCGGCATTCTGGGATTCGGCTCGCGCAATACGCAGCCCAACAAGCTCGGCTCTGTCCAGGTGCAGACCTCCGAGTACGGGGTATGTCTGCCAGTGCTCTTCGGCGCCAACCGCTTGGCCGCCAAGCTGATCGATTACCTCAACTTCACCGCCGTGAAGCAGACGCAGGGCGGCAAAGGCGGCGGCGGCGTAACCGGCTACGAGTACTTCGCGGCCGTGCTTCTGCTGCTCTGGAAGAACGGGCAGTACGCCTCCGATGGCATTGGCAACATCTACGATGCGGGCGGCGCGCAGCAACTGACCGAGACCACGGAGACCTTCACGATCCCGGGGGGCGGAGGATCGCACACCGTCGCCAACGCCGGCTCCGCCTTCTACTACGACGAGGGTGTGAGCTACCAGGCCTCGTATTCGATCACGGTCAACGATTACGGCTCGGACGGGCTGGCCACGCTTTCCGGACTCGACACCCGGCCCATGGAGAAGGTCGCGAGCGGACCCGGCGCGCTGCAGTATTCGGTCAACGCCACCGGCACCTACACCTTCTCGGGGTCCGACGCGGGCAAGACGGTCACCATCACCTATGCGTACACAGCCACTCCGACGCACGTTGCGGCCACTTCTGCGCCGGCTGAGTACCTGAACCTGTCGATCTTCCGCGGAACCCGCCCGCAGTCCGCCTGGGGCTATCTGACGAGCTACGGAAGTCACGCGCTCGACTATCCCGGCCTGGTGCTCGCGGGCGACCAAAGCATGGATCTCGGTAGCTCGGCGACTGTGCCCAGCTATAACTTCGAAGGGCTGAACGGCAACGGGCTCGCTTTCGGCAGCGGCATCATGGACTGCGATCCGGCCGCCATCATCACCGCCATTCTGACCGATCCGTTCCTCGGCATGGCGTATCCCTACCTGGGAGACCTGACGCAGCTCTCTGACTACTGCGTTGCGAATGGAATCTTCCTGTCGCCGTACTATGACTCGGCGAAGGCGGCTTCCTCGGTCATCGAGGATCTGGCGGCGCTCGCCAACTCGGAGGTGTTTTCGAGCTGGGACGGGACGCTGAAGGCGGTCCCTTATGGCGACACCACCGTGGTGGGCTTCGGCAAGACCTTCACGCCAAACACCCAACCGCTCTATGACTTCACCATCGACGACTTCGTTGAGGACGGAAACGAAGAGCCGCTGACCATTTCCATCCCGAACATTGCCGACTGCTCGAATTACATCAAGCTCGAGTTCAAGAACCGCGCGCAGAGCTACAACGTCGACACCGTCGACGATATCAACCAGGCGAGCGTCAACGTGATCGGGCTGAGGCCCGCGGAGACGATCACCGCCCATGCCATCACCACGGCGGACGTCGCGCAGCTCGTGCTGAACGCCACCCTGACGCGCAAGAGTTACCCGTACCGCAACTTCAAATGGAAGCTTCCGCCAGCCTTCCCGCACCTCGAGCAGATGGACATCGTCACCGTCACCCATCCCAACCCTGCATACGGCATCACGCGCTGGCCGGTGCGCATCACCGAAATTGAGGAGGATGAGCAGACGGCGGAACTCACGGTCACGGCGAAGGACTTCCCTTGGGGCTCGGGCCAGCCTGCAAAGTATCCGCGCAACCCGAGCGGCGGGGATCCGCTTCCAGGGCGCCAGTACCCGGGCTCGATCGCCGCCCCGATCATCTTCGAAGCGATGGACCGCATCTCGCGCTCCGGAGGGCCGGAGATCTGGATTGGAGTCGCGGGCCAGACCCAATACTGGGGCGGCTGTCACGTCTGGATGTCGAAAGACGGCGTCGACTACGATAATGCCCCCATCGGGACCATCCATGCTCAAGCGCGCATGGGGCAACTCGTGAACGCAGTGCTCGCCGTCGCTGATCCCGATACCACTTCGACCTTCGACGTCGAGATGGCCGGATACAACCCGAGCGCGCTGAATTCTTCGTCGACAGCCGCGGCCGATGGCGCGCTCACGCTCTCGCTCGTAGACAATGAACTGATTTCCTACTCGACGACCGCTGCGGCGACCGTGAGCGGCGTCCCGGTGCAGCAGTTGACCTCCTACATCCGGCGCGGCGTGTTCGGAACGCTCTCGGCCGCGCACGGGGCCGGATCGATCTTCCTGCGGCTTGATGGCGCGGTATTCAGCTACGAGTACGACCCAACGCTGGTGGGAACAACGCTCCATTTCAAGTTCACCAGCTTCAACCAGGTGGGGCTGATGGAGGAGAGCCTTTCCGACGTGATCGCCTATGACTTCCTCCTTGATGGGAAGTTCGGCAATTCGGGAAAGTCGATCCAGAACAACCTCGCCATCGATACCGTGCTCGACGGCTCAGCCGCCGACATTCGCATCTACCAGGCCGGGACAAGTCCCGGGACCGCTGGCACCTTCACCCGGGAAGACGGCACCACGCTCACCGCGCCGGCCGCCACACTGACCGGCAATGCGTTCTCGACGACCTTCTACATCGGCTTCAACCCGGCTACTGGAACCTATTCGACGTTCACCGATTACAACCGCTTCCAGCTCTTCCTCTCGTACGGATGGATTGGAGCGGGCACGGTGACGACGTGTGATTCAACCGGCTCCGGTGGCACCACGGGCGGCGGTGGTTCTGGCGGTCGCGGGATCTTCGTGACGGTGTCGCCGAGCTCTCAGACGACGTCTCCGAGCGGCACGCTCACCTATACGGCCACGGTGCAGGGGACCTCGATCACCGGCGTCACCTGGGCTCTCGGCTCGGGCAGCACCGCGGGCTGCACCATATCGCCAAGCGGCAACACCTGCACCATGACAGCGGCATCGACGACGCACGGCGGCGGCGCCGTAGTGGCGACGGCGGTAGCTGACACGTCCGTATCCGGCGCCGGCACATTTAGCTGGTAAACACTTCATCTTTTCCGACCACGTTTGAGGAGAATTCCATGCGCAAACTGATGCTTTGCGTGCTGGCCCTTGCTGCGTCCCTCGCGGCCTCGGGTCAGACCGCCGTGAACTACCTGACCATCACCACGAACACCGTCAACGAGATCGCGGACGCCAGCGGCGACGGCATCACTGGCAGGTTTTGCGCGTATGCCACCGACCAGAACGATTTCCCGATCGCGTTCTCGGTGGCCGGCACTTTCCAGAGCCCGAAATCCTCCGCGTGCGTGAACATCTCGGGCGGCCAGTTTGCGTCCACATACAAGCTCGCGAACCCAGCGGTGACGCAGCCTTCCGGAATCCGCTACCACGTCACGGTGACGAATACGAAGACCAACCAGGTGACGCAGTACCCGGGCGTGACGATTTCGGTAAGCGCCGGCGTGAGCACATGGGACTGGGCAAGCTGGAATCCGGCGATTGGGATTCCGTCCATCCCGACCAATGTCATCACGGGTCCGGCGGGTGCGGCGGGCGCGCCTGGACCAAACTGCGCGACGGGCTCGCCGGCAGGGCACTGCGATCTTGGATCGGCAGAACTTGACGCTGCGTCTGTAGCGGCGCCGACCTCGGTGCAGAGCGGCGCGGTGAATTCGGTGTTTTACCCGATGCAGTGCGGGACAAGCGCCGCGCCATCGTGGTGCAAGGGCATCTATTTTCGCAAGCAATCGCCGGGGAGTGGCTACGTATCGACCGATACTCCGACCTGTGCTGTTTCGGGTGGAACCGTGGCCACCGGAGGTACTGCCGCAACGTGCGCCGCTGTCGTGACGCGTGCGGGCGGGCTCTGGTTTTATGTGACCAATCCTGGGTCGTATTCCACGCTGCCGACCACGGTGACAGTGGGCGGCACGGTGAGCGGCACTGGCGCCTCCGCCTCTCTGAATACAGTTTTCGGGGCGGATGTGGGTTCATGGACCAACCTGGCAATCGGCAACTGTCCGGTAGATGTGAACGGTTTTTATCACTGCACGATCATCAACACAGCAACGGCGGCGCGCCTGCCGATGAACTCGACGATGCACGTCCCGGCCGGCATCGACGTAGAGTGTAAGGGGTCGCCATTAGTTTGGGCTCCCACTGTGGGCGTGGCGGCGCAATTGGGAAGCCCGCACCCTGGGGTTTCGGCGGATGGACACGCATCCTTTGATTGCCCCCTTCTCGGCCCTGAAATAACCGCCGGTGCCTATCTTCCCGCAGATACATCGATCGGTATGACCATCGGCGGCGATCCTAGCGTCAGCTATGGCGGGGGTTGGCAGGCCGTCGAAGCCGGAACGCCTCTCGGCGTTGGGTCGGCTGTGGACGCGACAGCGCAGGGGAACGGGTTCACGATCAAGTCTCGCTACATCGCGGGGTTCCATTATGGCGTGCAGGGCGGGAACAACTTTTATGTCGATGATTTCTATGTCCAGAGCTGGTATCGCAACTATATAGCGCTCGCGGACACGGCCTGTTTTAACCCTGCAACGTTCTTCGCAGGGCAAGAGGCTCTGAATATCTACGGTGGCCAGATGTGGGGGAACCGCGCCAACGCGATACGGATGGACTGCGGCAACCACTGGTCTCTGTTTGGTACCCGCGTCGATTACTCCAACAACGCCGGGTTGGCCGCGCCGTTCGACTGGGCCGGTACGGCGGCAGAAGGTGTGCGCGCCGCCAACGCCGAAATTTACGGGAAGAATGTATATGTCCAGTGCCACGGGTGCCATCTTGAGCACGCATCCGGGCCGATGATCTACACCTATCAAACTGCTGGGAAATCTGTGCTTCGGCTATTCGGTGGCACCCTGGTCCCGGCGGCGCCAATCGGCGATGACACGACACTCTCCGCTTGCTCGGGGAACGGCACCACCGTCGCGTTTACCGGCGCGTTCGACGCCTTGATGACGGGGCTCCAGGGCGGCGGCGGGGCGACGGTGGCGATCAGTGGATTTAGCGGGCCGTGCGCTGCATTCAACGGCCTCACGTTCAACGATATCTCGATCTCCGGCACGACGTTCACCGCAAACTCATCGGTCGTTGCATCGGGGACCGGCACCGGCCATGCAATTGTGCCCGCGGAGGCTGGCTATATCGCCCTGAATAAAATTGCAGGATCGCCTGAGGATGTAGTAGTGGACGGTACCTACTCGACCAACGCCAGCGGATCAGGGCAGGCCCTGAATGCCGTGACGCAGTGGGTGGATAACACAGGCGACGCCGGGGCGGCTGTGTCCGTCATCGGCGGCGAGGGGCAAGGTGGAGCTTATGGGCCACCAAAGACCATATTCTACGGGCTAAATCCTCAGTACCCGCCCACCATACTCGACAACAACGTACTCATCGACAATCACTTCGAAGGCTCTGCGGGGTCTACGCCGGACCTGATCCTGGTGCCCTCTACGACTGGGGCTTACGACAGCATCATGACCGGCGGCCGGCTGATCACAGACACTACGTTCCGCATGCAGTCAACGTTGAAGTGCAATGGGATTGCCGGGCAGCCTGGGTACGCCTTTGGTCCGGGCGGAAGCACTGCGGTGGACACTCGGCTTTGCAGGGTCGCGGCCGGTGTGCTCGATACTCCGGGCACCCTCCAAGCGGCGTCTTTCGCGGGCAATCAGACTGTATCGATCGCGCCCGGAACGGCCGCCGGCACGGGCGCGACCGCCGTCTGCGACACCGCCGACGGATACGCCTGCACGAACACTGGAGGAGTGGTCACGCTGGTGTCGGGCACGAGCCCCGGATCAGGTGACGTGCTGTCGATCGTGTGGGGCACAGCGTACTCGTCCAAGCCGGTGTGCGGCTGGGGCAGCGCGATTGGAACTCCGATCATTGGAGGGACGCAAGGCTACTCCAATCCAGCGACCACGACGACCACCAAGGCGGTGCTCGCGGTCAGCAGCGCTATCTCCGGCACGTACAAGATCGTCTATCGCTGCGGGCTGTAAGACGGACCGCAGTAGCACGCCAAAGGGCTCGGCTTCGGCCGGGCCCTTTCCATTGGAGACATCATGGCTGACATCACTCAGGCGGTGGAGTTCGTTCTCCACCAGGAAGACGCGCGCCTTTCGGGCGCCATCACCACGCTGCCGGGCGACCGCGGCGGCCCTACGCGCTTCGGGCTCGCTTCACGCTTCCACCCGGATCTGGTGAAACAGGGCTACTTCTCGCTCAACGAGGATGGCTCGCCAGAGATTCCGCACGACGATGCCCTCGCTATCGCGGAGGCGGTTTACGCGGAGCAGTACGGGACATGCCTGCAGATCGATCAGATCGCCTCGCAGGACATTGCCGACCGGCTACTGAGCTTCGCCATCAACGAAGGGCCCCACGAGGCTGTGACGCTCGCGCAGCGCGCCTGTGCGGACTGCGGTCACCCGACAACCGTCGACGGCCTCATGGGACCGAACACCGTGGCCGCGCTCAATGCCTGCGACCCCGATCAGTGGCGTCAGGCGAACGCCGCGCGTCAGGCGCAGTTTTATCGCAACCTGGTGGCCGCGCGCCCCGCGATGCTACCCGAACTCGCCGGACTACTCAACCGCGCGAACGCCTGAGAAAGAAGGAGGCGGGGAACGATGATTTCGATACTCACCGGATTGCTCGCAAGCAAGTGGGGGAAGTACGCGCTCGAGGCCGTCCTCGTCATCGGCCTGGTATTCGGCGCGTACAAGGCCGCGGAGCATATCGGCCGCGATGCGCAAAAGGCCGCCGACGAGCGGCAGGAGCAGATTGCGAACGAGGCCGCGCGCAAAGACGCGGCCGCGCTCAAGGACGAGCTGGTGCAGCAGGCCGACGCCAAGGCCTCTGAGGCCGAGCAGCGGGCGCAGGAGGCGCAACAGCAATACACCGAACTGGCCGCCCTGGTAGCGAGTCTCACGCAGAAGTCCGACGCTGGCCGCCAACAGGTGAGTGCACTCGCCGATTCCGATCTCCACGCCGACATCGTGGCAAAGCTCGGGATTCGCAAGCCAGCCGACAGGACGCCGGGATACCTGCCCGCGGAAGAGCGCTCCATCGATAACACCGTCACGCAATACCCGATCGAGCTTGAGAAGAATGACGCGCTCACGAAGGAAGTGGACGCGAAGGCCGATCAAGTGCAGGCCGTGACCGATCTGGCCGACGCCCGGCAGGCGGCATTCGAGGCCGACGAAAGCTACATTGCCGTGCTCGGCAAATACTACGCGCAGCTCTTCAACCAGCATGCGCCCCACCGTCGCGCCGCCAAGTGCCTTTACCTCTGGGGATGCGGACGCGTGACCGTCAATCTCGACCCGCCGGGCAGGCTCACCGGCAGAAAGGAATAGGTGATGAAGTTCTTCTCTTTCGTGGCTGGGGTCTTCACCGACGACAACGGCCGGCCATCGTTTTCCCGCGTCGGCGCCGGGATGGCGCTGGCGTTCGTGTGCGGGTGGGTGTCGTGCGTGGTTCGCGTGACCCATGCGCTCCCCGACTTCGGCGGAGCAGCCTTGTTTATCGGGACGCTCTACGGCATCAATACCGCCAAGAACGTCTTCAACAAGCCGCAGTGACAGACCCCCCGGGCCTTACGAGGCCTGGGGGATTTTCTGCTTTCCGAAGCGGGCAAGGGCTGCCTTTCGCGCTCGCTCGGAACGCTGCTCAGGTGTCATCCGCGCCGCTGCGCCATGGCCGCCAAGACGGGCGCGCTGGATCTTCTGCTCCTCTGTCATGGATGCTGCCGCGGCTTTTCCGCCCATGCTCGCGAAAGAGCGGTTCGACTGAAGCGCAGTGTCCGAAAGTAACATTGTTCGCCTCCAGTATGATTACTTTTCCGTTGCTTAGGGAAAGTAAGCATGGTACGTTTGCCGAACGGTACCTAGTTCAGCAAAGGATTGCATTTATGCCCGGTCCTCGATCAGCGACAGGAGAGACGCGCGCGGATACAGTTGCCCAACACACACTGGGGCACTTGGATTGCCCTGTGTGCGAAAGGGCCCGTATCTTGACACTCTCGAAAATCTCTTGCTCATTGCCATTTCGAACCGCCTCAAGCCTCTGGTTAGATTCTCGCTCATTTCAAGGAATTCCGGGAGGCATAACTGCTCGCTACTTGCGACCGACAACCGAAAAGTCCTACCGCCAGTACATCACGTCGCTCAGTCTTTTCTTCGGTGATCTTCGCCTCGAACAGGTCCACCTCGGACATGTGCGCCAATATCAGGAGGCGCGCGTGGCAGGGACGGAGCCGTTCATCCGCAAGCGCCGCCCTAACAAGAACGTCCAGGCGGATCGCTGTCCGGCAGGTCCGAAGAAGGTCAATCAGGAGCTGTCGATCCTCAAGATGATCCTGCGGCGCGCCGGCTGCTGGACTGAGGAAATGGAAGAATTCTATGAGCCGTTCCGGGAGGATGCGACCGATGTCCCGCGCGCCCTCTTGCCGGAAGAGCAGAAGCGATGGCTTGAAATTGCCCTGATGCGCGAGCGCTGGTGGATCGTCTACTGGTACTCCCAGCTCGCCTTCGGCACAAGCATGGGAACGAACGAGATTCGGTCTCTGCGCGTGGGCGATGTGAACCTGATGCACCGCATCGTCAATGTTCCTTCGGCAGGCGCGAAGAACGCTTACCGGGCGCGGACGATACCCATCACCAGCGCTGACACGCTCTGGGCCGCGGAGCAGCTTGTGGCGCGGGCCAGGGATCTCGGGGCTTGTTCGCCGATGCATTTCCTTTTTCCGTTTCGCCGGCCTCCAGCCGACTTCGATCCCACTCGCCCGATGACGGTAAGCGGCATCAAGAAGCCCTGGGAAGAGGTTCGCGCGGCCTCCGGGCTGAGATGGTTCAGGCCGTACGATACGCGCCACACGGCGCTTACCAGGTGGGCCGAATCGGGAATGGACGCGGCTACGCTGATGTCGCTCGCCGGCCATGTGACCCCGCGCATGATGCGCCACTACGTGCACATCTCCGAAGGCGTGAAGCGTGCGCAGTTGGGGAGCGTGCCGCGGATCGGGCCAGCTTCGGTCACGGTGCCGTTCTATATGGCAAAGAGCCGCGCCTGAACGTCAACGAGCGAGCCCTGCACCGAGCGCTGGCCGTGGGGCTTGCTTATTGTGGAAAAAATAGTGCTTGCTTTCGCGGGCAAGTATGCATAATAATCCTTTCCAGCAAAGAACCTCCTGCTGAGTGCGCTAAATGCGACCTACGGGTAGAGGCGCTTGAACCTACGGATTCATAACCCGTAGGTCGACAGTTCGATCCTGTCCTCCGCCACCAGATTCACGGCACGAGCAAGCTCCTTCCTCCAGTAAATCGCAGAAAATCAGCAACCTCAGCACAACCGGCGATATCGGCTGACCTCCTCCGTCTGCCTTCGACCAATGGGATTTCGTCCCTCGGTCGGTCGCCTCTGCAGCCTTAGCGCGGCTGCCACCCTGCGCGGGACCACCGCGCGTGTGCGAGGTGCACATGACTCTTTCGATCTCCTCCGGCGCCGCGACGCCAGACCCACTCGACCCGATGCTGCAGAACTCGATCATGATGGCGGACTGCATCCTCCGCGCCCTGACCGGGCTACCCCGACACAACCCCGTTCCCCAGGCCGACGGCTACGCGGACGCATGCCCCGGCTGCACCGGCGCCTCCGACGATCACATCGCTGCTTGCGCGTTATCGCCCGACGCTGTCGCGAAGGCTCTTGACAAGAAAGAGCCTGCTGGCCTGAAACCATTCGACCTCGACGCAGCGATGCGCGGCGCGGCGTTCATTCACCGCTTCGACATCGGACGCCCGCGGTGGGAACAACGCATATTGCGCAAGGTTCGCTTCTTCGACGACCCCGACCATCCGGCCTACCTGGTTTGGTCCGAAGAGTGGCTGGTTTATCCGGCCGACGATGAAGGGATCGAGGAAATGTCTCGCGACTTCCGCATGGTGGAGGTCGTCAATGGCTAACCTCTCCTTCAAGAAAGCCGTGAAGTATGAAGCCAAGGGCCGCGTTGGCCTGATTGGCCCGGCGGGCAGCGGCAAGAGCTACACGATGCTCGAACTGGCTCAACTGCTGGCTGCGGGCGGCAAGGTCGCCGCGGTCGATACAGAGCATGGCAGCCTCTCGAAGTACGCCGACCGGTTCGACTTCGACGTACTCGAACTGAGCAGCTACACCCCTGACAACTTCCTTGATGCTCTGCGCGCGGCGGAGCAGGCCGGGTACGCCGTCTTCTGCTGCGATTCCCTTTCGCACTTCTGGATGGGGAAGGATGGCGCGCTCGAATATGTAGATACCGCGAAAAAGCGCTCGAGCTCGCGCGACGACATGAGCGGCTGGAAGGAATTCCGGCCCCATGAGCGCGCGATGGTGGACGCGATGATCGCCTCACCCTGCCACATCATCTGCACGATGCGCACCAAGACGGCCTACGAAGAGCAGGTCAACGAGCGCACCGGCAAGAAGCAGCGCGTGAAGATCGGCCTTGCGCCGGTGCAGCGGGAAGGGCTCGAGTACGAGTTCGACCTGGTCGGCCTGATGGATGAGGACAACACATTCATCGTCGATAAGACGCGCTGCCCCGATCTGTCCGGCAAGGCCATCACCAAGCCATCACAGAAGGACTTCGCGCCGTTCAGCGACTGGCTCAGGGGCGCGACGTCACCAGCTCCCGCGTCTGCGCCAGCGTCGGCGTCTGCTCCGGCGGCAAGGCCGGCAGCCTCGGCCCCAAGCGCTATCGCCGCGAAGCTCGAAGGCAATCAGCTCACCGCCCGCGTGAAGGATGTGCTCGCGAAGACGACCCAGCGCGGCAGCGAGTACCGCAACCTCATCTTCGATGCAGCGCCGGTTCCGGGTAAGGGCGTTGTGTGCTGGCATGCCAGCCTGTTCGGCGCGCTCGATACGGCGCCCGGCGAGCTCTGCTCCTTCCGGGTGGAAATCACTGAGAAGTACGCGACGATCCAGGACGTTCTCAAGATCGGCGACCTGCAGTTCCGTGAAGGCAAGCCCTTCTACGAAAACGACGATGCAGAACCCGAGCTCGCCTTCAGTGGCGCGCGCCAACAGGTGAATCCGGAGATTACCGATGACGACATCCCCTTCTAGCCAGGAGCCGAAGGTGACGCCGCTAGTGATCTATCCGGCCGGCGTCGCACAGGTCGAGGCGCAACGTAAGCGCCTCGGCATCACCGAAGAGCAGCTCGAAAGGAGTCGCAATGCCAGCCTCGAACGCAAATTCTAAGCTCACTCTCTACGACATCTCGCTCGAAGGGATGCTGATTGCCGACATCCTCACCGAGAACGAAGGCGAACTCACTCCGGAACTCGAAGCCCGCCTAGATGCGCTGATGCGCGAAGCCCCGGAGCGCATCGAGGCCGCAGCCATGGTGGTACGCAATATCGAAGCCGACGCCGCCGTGTGCTGCGCGGAGGCCGCGCGGCTGATGGAGCGCGCCAAGGGATTCGAGAACCAGGCGAAGCGCCTCAAGGACCGCATGGCGCTGGCCGTGGACGCTGCGTTCAACGGGAAGGTAAAGACGGCCCGCTTCTCGATCTGGACTCAGAAGGCCGCGGACACCGTGGCTTTCGATCTGCGCGAAGAATTCACGATCAACATGATCGAGCAGGATCTACCGGAAGCGGTGCGCACGAAGAAGGAACTCAACAAACAGGCGCTCCGCGAGATGTACGACGCCGGTGTTCCGCTTCCCGAGGCGATCTTCGTCGAAGAGAACCAAGGCAAGCGGTATCTCCGCATCAAGTAACGACACCGAACCGAGGAAAGCAATGACCGAATCGCTCAAATCGAAACTGATTGGCCGCGTGCAGCGCGTCATCCAGCCCGACCGCAGTCGGAAGGGTTACGGGTTCATCCTCACCGACGACCGGAAGAAGCTGTTCTTCCACCAGAACGAAGTGGTTGACCAGACGCTTCCGCCTCCGGGCTCGATCGTGCGCTTTTCGATCCTCGAGCAGACGGCTCCGGGCAAGCATGACCGGGCGGTGAACGTGGAGCCCATCACGGTGCCGGGATGATCTTTCTCTTCGACCTTCTCTTGCTCATCAACCTGGGCGTCGCCTACCAGATCGGACGCGGCGCCCGGACCATCGCCAGACCACTGAAGTAAGGGGAACGAAGTGGCATTAAGAGCAGTCATAGGCCATCCGAAATTTGCGCACCTGAAGGGCATACTCAAGCTCCCCAAGGCCGTGTTGCTCGGATATCTCGAAGCAACCTGGCACTTCACGGCGGCTTACGCGCCTCAGGGAAACATCGGCCGGTTTACCGACCAGCAGATCGAAGCGTGGATGGAATGGGATGGCGAGCCGGGAGTTTTGGTGGCGGCGCTGACCGAAGCCAAGTGGCTGGACGCCGACCAGGAGCACCGGCTTCTGGTGCACGACTGGCACGAACACGCGGACAAAGCTGTAAAGCAGTCGCTCAAAAACAAGAAATTGGGATTTTTCGTTCCAAGTGTCCGCCCAGTGGGCGGACAGAATGCCGGTTTTGACGAAAAAACGGGGAATTTGTTCCAAGTATGCGCCCCTCCTGAAGCAGGGGCAGGGGCAGAGCCTGAAGCAGGGGCAGGGGCGGGGCCGGGGGCAACGGCGCCCCTTCCCCCAATCCCACCCACGGCAGGGAACGGCGGGGAGTTCATGGCGGCCACCTGGCTCGGGGAAGAGCTTCGCCTGGCACTCTCGCCGGGGGACGTGCGGATTCTCGCCGAAGTCATCCGCCTCGAAAGCCGGGATCGCAGCGGCGACGTGGTGCAGACGGCGGAGTGGATTCGGGACATGGCGCTGGAGGCGCGCAGCCGCGGCGAACCCGTCACGGTGTGGTGGATCAAGGACCGGAAGTTCACTCGCTACGCGGAGAAATTCAGCCTGGAGCTTGAGGAATGAAGCCAAAGGAAACCGAAGAGATTTACGCGGGCGCGTGCAGGGCGAAGCGAATTGTTCCCCAGCAGGACGAGGGGCGGATGTGGCACAAGACGCTCTCGGCGTTCGAGGCGCAGGACGTGAAGGCGGCGCTCGATGCCTGGTGGAGTTCGACCGAAACCGACTCGAAGGGCGAGCTCAAGAGCAAGTGGCTGCCGGCGCCGGGCGAGCTGATCCCGCTGGTGGAGCGGGCCCAGCGCAAGCGCATCCACGAGCTCACCACGCCGAAGATTTACGCCGCGTGGTATTGCACGCCGTGTTCTCTACGCTTCGGCGGGTTCATCGAGCCCCCTGACATCAGGCCGCGCAAGTGTCCAAGCTGCGGATCTGTGATGGCGGAGATTCACCGCGAAAAGGCTGCGTGAGCAGCAAAACGAAAGAGGCGAGATCGTGAAGATCGTCAAGTGCAGGACTCAGGAAGAACTCGATGCAGCTCTGAAGAATCCAGACACCTGGCCGGAGCTGATAGGCGGCGGCGAATTTGAAATCTACGGCTCCGCGCAGGTCAGGGCCTACGACTCCGCGCAGGTCAGGGCCTACGGCTCCGCGCAGGTCACGGCCTACGACTCCGCGCAGGTCAGGGCCTACGGCTCCGCGCAGGTCAGGGCCTACGGCTCCGCGCAGGTCAGGGCCTACGACTCCGCGCAGGTCACGGCCGGGAAATGTGTGGCCGTCACTATTTCGAGCGATTACGTGAAGGCCGATGGCGGCGTCCAGATCCGCTATCAACCTCCGTGCGACGTGGCTGCGTGGCTGGACGAATACGGGGTCGAGGTCAACGAAGGGGTAGCCATTCTCTTCAAGGCCGTTGACAGCGAATTCAACTCCCAGCGCGGGACAAGCTACGCGCCGGGCCTCACCCCGGAGTCTGACGGCTGGGACGAGCACGAATGCTCACATGGGTTGCACTTCTGCGGAACTCCTCACCACGCGCTGAATTTCTTCGACGATGCAAAGCGGTTCGTCGGATGTCCGGTGCGCGTTGAGGAGATTCTGTTCATCCCGGACGGTACGTATCCGACGAAGGTCAAAGCCCGCCGCGTCGAAAAGCCCGGCTGCTTCGAGGTCGACATTCACGGCAACAAGATCTAACCGACCCCGGGGCGGCCACGCCGGAAATCAGCAAGGCAAGGAGATTCCCGATGGTTTATCAAATGCCGAACAATCGCGAGCGCGGTGTGCCAGGGAGAGCAATCTTCCGGGTCCTCATCGTCTGCTCCGCGTTCTGGGTGAGCGTAATCGTGGGATGGTTCGCCCACCTGCCGGTGGCGAAATGACACAGCGCGACCTGTTCCCCCTCATCCCCGAAGAGATCCGCGCCCGCGCCTCGCGAGCCATGGCGGACCCGGCAATCACGCCGTGCGCGTTCCAGGTCTTGACGCGGCTGATTCGCTTTCCCGAAGCCGCCGGACGCGAGCGCGCCATCTCCATCGCCGATCTGCAGGCCTGGGCGAGGCTCAACGGTTTCCACGTCTACTCCGACCGCGAGATTAAAGCGGCTGTCAAACAGTTAATCGAGGAGCACGATGTGCCCATCGGCAGCGTGCGCTATGAGCCGGCGGGCTACTTCGTCCTCTGCAGCGCCGAGGACATCGAGATTGCGGAGCGTCCGATCCTTGGCGAGATTCGCTCGCTGGCGCGGAGGCTGCGCTGCACCAACCCGAAGTCGGAAATCAGCCGCACGCTGTGCGGGCAAATGGGGATCGAATGACAAGGGCCAGAAAGACAATTCAGGCCGCGGACTTGTTCTGCGGCGCGGGCGGAACCTCTGAAGGCCTGCTGATGGCGGCGAACGAGATGGACGCTGACCTCGCGCTGGTGGCGGTGAACCACGGCGAAGGCGACACAACGCGCCCTGCCATGTCGGTGGACTCTCCACTTGGCACCGCAACCTCCAAGATCGGAACCGGCATCTGCGAGCCCTTCCTGATTGCCTACTACGGAACTGAACAATCGAGCGGTGCCGAGAGTCCGCTGCCCACTGTTACGACGAAGGACCGCTTCGGTCTTGTCGAGGCCACGGTGACGCAATACCGCCTCGACATCCGCTTCCGCATGTTGCAGCCGCTCGAGCTCGCACGGGCGCAGGGCTTCCGCGACTCATACAAGTTCACCGGCAACCGCGAGGCCGTGGTCAAGCAGATCGGAAACGCGGTCCCGCCGAACACCGCCAAGGCTCTCATCCTCGAGGTGCTGCAGTGACCCTCCCCGACCTGATCACGCACGTCCAGTCCGCGACGAGCTGGCCCGCGGTGGACATCGACACGCTGGTGCAGCGGAACTGGCCGGACCGCGAAGCATTCAGCCCGACACAGGCCGCGCTGGTGGTGAGCCTGATCCGGCGCAGGGAAGCCAAAGGCGAGGTGAGGGCATGAGGAGCTACGAAGACTTCCTGCAGCACAAGAAGCCGATAGTGCCCAGCGTCGGAATTTGTGTTGACGAAGCCGCCCTCCCGGAAGAGCTATTCGACTTCCAACGGCACTGCGCGGGGTTTGCGCTTGAAAAGGGCCGCTCGGGAATATATCTCGATACCGGACTGGGCAAGAGTTCAATCGAGCTGTCCTTCGCGGAGCAGGCCGCGACGGAAACCGGAAAACCTTCCCTGGTACTGACTCCGCTTGCGGTTGCTGCGCAAATGCACCGCGAAGCAGGGAAGTTCGGTATCGAGGCGGGCGTGATCCGAGAGCAGTCGGACGTGAATGCCCCGGTCGCCATCTGTAACTATGATCGGCTCGAAAAACTCAATCCGGACGAATTCGGCGCGGTGTGCCTTGATGAATCATCGATCCTCAAAAGCTTCACCGGAGCCACAACTCGCAAGCTGATGGCGGCATTTTCAGGTTACCGATTCAAGCTTTGCGCATCGGCAACGCCAGCTCCCAACGACCCCATGGAACTAGGACAGCAATCGCAGTTTCTCGATGTCATGGACTCAAACGAAATGCTGATGCGCTGGTTCACAGCGGACCAAACAGAGATGGGCCGCTATCGCATCAAGGGGCATGGAGAGCGCGATTTCTACGACTGGATGGCGACCTGGTCCCGGATGGCTGAGAGCCCGGATGACATGGGTTTTGATGGCTCCCGCTTCAAACTTCCAGAACTGCACATCCGTCATCACCAGTGCTCCGATTCAAATGTAATACCGCCAGACGGGGAGCTATTCGCCGCCGCCGCCTCCGCTACCACGATCCATGATGTTAAGCGCCAGACAGCGAGAGCGAGAGCGGAGCTCGCCGTCTCGCTTATCGATCCATCCGGTCCAAATCTGATCTGGGTGGATACGGATTATGAGGCCAACGCGGTCCGGGCAGCATACCCCGAAATCTGCGAAGTGCGGGGCAGTATGTCCATCGATCAGAAGGAAGAGGGGCTGAATGCTTTCTCGACCGGACAGGCGCGCGATCTTTTGAGCAAGCCATCGATTTGCGGCTTCGGATCGAACTTCCAGCACTGTGCGTCCATGATCTTCGTCGGTCGCACGTTCAGCTACGAGACCTTCTATCAGGCTGTGCGGCGCTGCTGGCGTTTCGGACAGACGAGGCCCGTCACCGCTCACATCATCATTGCCGAAGGCGAGCTGCAGACAAGCTACGTGATCGAGCGAAAGGGAGCCGAGCATATCCGCATGAAACGCGCCATGCGGGAGGCGATGTTGCGGGCTCTCGGAAAGCAAGGAAATGAGCTGCGTGGTTATAAACCCACTCACGAAGGGAAGCTTCCATCATGGTTATCCGCTGCCTAGACGAGCGCCACGGCCAATCGTTCGCGGCCTATCACGGCGACTGTGTTGACATCCTCCGCCAGATCCCCTCTGGCTGCCTGGATTTTTCGGTGTTCAGTCCTCCGTTCTCCGGACTATATATCTACAACGACTCGATAGCCGACATGGGCAATTCGAGCAATGACGAGGAGTTTCTCCAGCATTACAGCTATTTCGTTCGGGAGCTTTATCGCACGATGCGCCCCGGACGGCTCGTGGCAGTCCATTGCAAGGATCTGGTGTTCTACCGCACACAGCGCGGCACGGCCGGCCTGCGGGACTTCCCTGGTATGTTGGTGCGCGAGCATGAGGCGGCCGGATTCAACTTCCATTCGCGCGTAACAATCTGGCGCTGCCCGGTTCGCGAGATGACGAAGACGAAAGCGCACGGGCTTCTCTACAAGCAGCTCCGCGCCGACTCGTCATATTCCCGGCAGGGCCTTGCAGAATACCTTCTCGTGTTCCGGAAGTGGGGGACCGAGGAAGAAAACCAGATTCCCGTTACCCACACCACAGAGGAATTCCCGCTGGATCAGTGGCAGCAATGGGCCTCTCCGGTCTGGATGGACACCCGGGAAACCGATGTGCTCAACGCGGAGCGCGCCCCAAACGACGAAAAGCACATCTGCCCAATGCCTTTGGACCTAACGAAGCGCGCCATCGCACTGTGGAGCAACCCAGAAGACACGGTTCTCTCGCCGTTCATGGGGATCGGATCGGAGGGAGTGGCCGCTCTCGAATTGCGGCGCAAGTTCGTCGGCGTGGAACTGAAGAAGGAGTATTTCGAGCAAGCCTGCGCTCACCTCGAGGCGCGAGACCGGCAGGGAGATCTGTTCGGTTTCGGAGCGGGAGAGTTTAAGGAAGCGATCGCATGACCTACGCGCAAGCCTTCCAGATCGCACTTCTCGGCATCTTCGCCGGTCTCTACCTCGCCGTAATCCTTGGGAGCAGACGATGAACGAACTCCGCCTGGTTGTGCCCATGGTCCCGCCCTCGGGGAACCATTACAAGACTTACCAGATCATCACGCCTCGGGGTGGAGGGAAGCCTTTCGTCCAGTGGTACCTGACCCCAGCAGCAAAGGCCTGGTACCAGATGGTCGCGGCGGTCAATGCCGGCCGGAAGCTGCGCGGGCCATCGCTTGAGGTGCACTTCATCGTGTACCTGCCCACCCGGCGCAAGACGGATGCGGACAACTTCTCAAAGTGCATCTTCGATTCGCTGACCGATTCGGGAGCGATCGAGGACGACAAGCTGGTGGACGATTTTCATGGCCACCGGCGCTACGACCCCACCAACCCTCGCACGGTCATCATCGTGAAGACCGCGCAGGATCAGATGTTCGTGAAGGAGTAAGGCGCAGATGAGCACGAAGACGGGCATTGAGTGGACGGATGCGACGTGGAACCCGATTCGCGGGTGTACGCGGGTGAGCGAGGGCTGCCGCAACTGTTACGCGGAAAAGGTGGCGTACCGGTTCAAACGCGAGGGCGACCCGTTTGAAGGCCTGGTCGAGATGAAGAACGGGCACGCGAGCTGGACGGGGAAGATTCAGTTTGTCGAGGAGCATCTGCTCGACCCGCTGAAGTGGAAGCGGCCGCGGCGCATCTTCGTGAACTCGATGAGCGACCTGTTTCACGAGAATGTGACCGACGAGATCTTGTGCGCGGTCTTTAAGGTGATGTGCGAGGCTAAGCGGCACACCTTTCAGGTGCTCACCAAACGGCCCGCGCGGATGCTGGATTTCATTTCCCGGTTGAACTCAAAGACGCGGGACTTCGGCCCTTTGTGGCCGAACACCTGGCCGCAGCGTCATATCTGGCTGGGCGTGAGCGTGGAGAATCAGGCGGCGGCGGATGAGCGGATTCCTCTGCTGCTGCAGACGCCGGCGGCGGTGCGGTTCATCTCGGCTGAGCCGCTGCTCGGTCCGGTGAGCCTTCGCTGGAAGGACTCGGTGGGATTCGGGAACGCGCACCCGCGACATCTGCACCCGGTGGCCGATGCGAATGGGCGCGTGGTGACGGATGAGTATGACGGCCTGCGAGAGCTCGACTGGGTGATCTGCGGCGGTGAATCGGGGACGGGAGCGCGGCCGATGCATCCGGACTGGGCGCGGGCGCTGCGCGATCAGTGCTCGGCGGCGGGCGTGCCGTTCTTCTTCAAGCAGTGGGGCGAATGGCTGCCCGACGCAGGATGGGAAGCTGGCCGGACGAATTACGCGCAGTTCGCGCGCGTCGGCAAGAAAGCCGCGGGCGCGCTGCTCGATGGCGTGGAGTGGAAGCAGTTTCCGGAGGTGCGGTGATGCCCCTCCTCAACTTCAAGCGCCAATTCGTTGAACCGATACGCGAAGGGCGTAAGTGCCACACAATTCGCGCCGACCGGAAAAACCCGGTAAAGCCGGGTGACCGGCTCTATCTCTACTGCGGAGCCCGCACGAAGAATTGTTTCCGCGTCCTGCCTGAACCCGTGACGTGCACGAAGGTGCTCCCCGTTGTTTTCGACCGCAGTAATGGCGGGTGGGTTCTGTACCACGCCAAAGCTGAGGCACATGTGCTCTGCCCGGCCGCCAAGATCGACGGCCAAATTCTATCGCGCGACGAATGCGAACAGCTGGCGCGCTGCGATGGGTTCGATTCCTACGCAGAGATGATGGGGTTCTGGGACGGGCGACTTCCTTTTCACGGACAGATTATCCACTGGAAAGCGGAGGCCGCCCGTGTCTAGCCCATCCAACGTCCCGCTCCACATCCCGCTGGCGTCCGCATATCTCTGCCAGGACTGCTCCTGCGTGAGCAACTGCTCCCGGCGCTGCCCGGCCTGCGCCTCTGAAGTGCTGATGGGGCTCGCCGGCATCCTCAACCGGGAAGTCGTCGAAGAGACGCGCTTTGTCTCCTACATCACGGCGGTGAACTCATGAGGCCGCGCAAAGTGATTCTCCTCGTCGACAGCGATCAGAACTCGCAATCCGTTCTGGCGTACACGCTCAACATCCGCGGCTTCCGCGTGGTGACGGCCAGCAACGCAGCCGAAGCAATCAGGGTGTTCTGCGGCGACCATTGCGACCTGGTGCTGGCGCAGGCGTGGATCCCGCGCGGCGTGACCGGCTTCGAGATGACCAGGCAGATGAAGGCCATCGCGGCCCATGTTCCGGTAGTCCTGCTGGGGGCGAAGGAGAACGTCAACGAGCTTCACTGTGCCGATGCGTTCCTGACGCGGAGCGTGAAGCCCGACGAGCTGATCGAGCGGATCAAGGTGATGAGCGCGCGCAAGCGGGGACCGCGCAAGGGATTCCACTGGGACTCGGTCAATGGCGAGCGGAGAAGCGTCAGGAACGAATCGGTAGACGCGAGAAAGGCGGTCATGGCGTGAGACAACACGGCGGAGAGGTAGAGCGGCGGTTCTGGGCTGAATTCGGAAAGCGGATCCGCGTGGTGCGAAGGATCAGGAACATCCGGCAGTTTCGCCTTGCGGCGGAGCTTGGCGTCCACCGCAACACGCTGATGCGCTGCGAGAAGGGTGAGGCTATCTCGCTCTGGCTGGCAGCGCGGATCTGCGAGCAGCTTGGCATCCAGCTAGACGTGATGATTCGCGACCTGATAGCCGGTGGCCTGCGGGGAGCGGCATGAGCCAGAAAGTCTGCCCCGCGTGCGGGCAAACCTTGCCCCAGGTGCGCGGCAAGCGCATTTGTTACGACTGCAGCACGCCGATTCGTCGGCACGACAAGTGGCACATCGGGTCTGACGGCAAGTTGCACCACAACGATTGCGGCAACCCGCAAGGGACGCCGGAACCCGCAAGAACGATGGAACTGATACCGGAGGGATGAAAGTGGAAACGCAAAACGCAAAGTTCGAAGGATGGGCGCTCATTGAATTGTTCGGCCACGGGCACGAGGCCGGATTCGTCACAACGCAGTACTTCGGTGACCGGGCCATGTTCCAGGTGGACGTGCCGGAAATACCTGCTCGGCAGGAGACGCTGGACCGTCCGCGCTGGATCGACGACCGGCTGTGTCCTGTTGGCAGCACGGTTGAAGCAGAGGCCATACCAGGCAGGACGCGGCTCATCAATCCCGGCGCAGTGTATGCCATGAACCCGGCGACGGAAGAAGCCGTGCGCGCAGCCATCCAGCGCAGTGAGCGGCGCGAGATCAAGGTTATTTCCATGCCAGCCGTAGCGGAACGCACTTTGCTCCCTGGCGATGGCGAGTTCGACGATGAGGAAGAATAGGGCCGCCTTCTGGTCCCTTAATCAATCCGGGCAATGCAGGAAACACCCACCCACTCGCCTTAAAGGAGGTAATCGATGGATTCTGAAAGCACTTTCTTTCCCGGCGCCAATCGCCGGGTGATCCTTGGCAGCCCAACCCTGCAGACCACGAGCCGCCGCGTGTGCCTGCCCATCCGCATGCCTCTGACCGGGGAATCGGTTGTTGGCATGCCCGACTGGCTTGGCGAAGCCTACACCGCCGTCTCGAAGTTCGCGCGCGAGATGAGCCCGGAGATCGAGCAGGTTGCTGACCTGACGCTCGCCTTCGTCAACGAAAAGAGCAGCAAGACCACCGGCGAACTCTTCGAGCACCCCTCAGCCAAAGCCCCATCCTGCGAACTGAAGGCATTCAAAGTGGAGCGCGTCGGCGATCCGAACGAAGATCCCGAGGTCGAACTTCACTTCAAGGCGTACATCCCATTCAGCCGCGACATCTGGCGGTGGGTGGGCGAGATGGGCGGCAAGGAAGTCTTCATGGCGTTCCCGTCCACGCTCGGAAAAGCCGTCGCCGTCTCGAAGCCCGACGACCAGCCGAAGCTGATCGAAACCGCCCCCGACGCCGAAGAGGCCGCCATCCTCTCGAAGGACACCAAGCCCGAAGCCGATCCCACCACGCCCGAGTTCGAGCGCCAGGTGGCCGCGTCCTTCGGAGCCAAGGCTCGAGGGCCGCGCATGGTCGGCGATACGCCGCCCGGAAGCCGGAAGAAAGACGAGCACCGCCCGCGCAAGACGGGCAAGGAACTCGCCGAATACCACGCGGAGCAGACGGCAAAAGAAGCCCGGCGCACACCGGCAGCGGTGCAGTAGCTCAACCCCGGCCGGGCGGGTAATCCCGGTCGTACTTCAGCGAACCACTCACCCCTGGAGGTTTATATGATGTCGGACCTAAAGTTTTCCGCCCTCGAACTCGAACCGTGGATTCCGGTCACCGGTTCATCCATCAGCGCCATCGCCTCAACCGGCTTCGCCGCCGTGAACGAAAGCGACGGCGTTCGCTTCTACGAATTCGGCCCGGCCTGGGCTGGCGTCCTGTTCAAGAAATCAATCCCGCTCCTTCCGCTGACCGGCAAGGGCACCGCAACCTTCGCCTTCACCCTGACGACGGACGACGCCGGCGCGATCGACTCGCAGGCGCAGGAGTTCGACGTCATGCTGGTGGGGCCGAAGGGCGAAGTCTACAACGGCTCCGAGCAACTGAACAATGCTGAGGGCGGCCACTGGCAGTGCGTCAACTCCGGCTATCACTGGACCGATATCGGCTTCAACCCCGGAACGTTCCCGGCGAACACGGCCGTCCCGGTCTCCTACACCATGGCGTTCGATACGGACGCGCAGACCAGCTCGATCATCAGCGTCACGGTCAACGGCAAGACGTTCACCCCGCCCACGCCGCTGGTGATCCCGGCGCAAAAGCTCAACTGGACCCCGAACCTCGCCGTCCTGCAAGTGCAGTTGGACGAAAACGGAAAGCCCGGCGCCTACAGCGAGAAAGGCACCGCCATCAGCTTCGAGGTTGTATTCGGGCTGTGACAGCAGAGGCCGTCTCAAAGGCGGCCTCGCTCAATCATTCCCGCCGTACACTGAAACCAAACCCAAAACCCACGGAGAAGCCATGACGCAATCCATCTTTGCCCGCGAACTGCAGCCATGCATTCTGGCCCGGCTCGCATGCCCCAACTGCGGCCCGGTGCGCATGGCGCTCCCGCAAACCCACGAACCCGTCATCACGCTCATTTGTCCATACTGCGATTCAGATGCGCCAGCCGAAGCGCTCGGCACGGTCCAGACCGTCCGCGAACTTCCGTTCTTCCATTACGAAGGCGAACCCATCGCAGCGCGCCAGCTTCCGCAAGTCGGATCCTTTGCGCGCCTGCAGCCTGGGCAAATCCTCGTCTACTGCGAAGAGCAGGACATCCTCCACCTGGCAGCGCTCGCCGGCATCTACACCAGCCGCGCGCACCTCGGGCCGAACGGCGTTCCGTCCATCAGCTTCATCCGCAGTGGTGAGGAAACCGGACCGGTCCCGCACGTCTCCGCATGTGGCGGCGTCCCGCCCTACTGGTGCCTACCATCCGAAGCCCGGGAAGCCATGAATCCACCCGAAAAGGTTCCATGTGGAACGAATGCCCCGAAGCAACGCGGCGAAACCAAGACGAAAACCAACCAAAAACGGCAACGCGCCATCAAAAGCCGCGAATAATTCTTGCATTCGCGCGGGCGGTGCGGTAACTTCTTTCCGCACCCCCTTTGAATCAGCCTCGGTGCTGGCGGTCCCGTACATCTGACGGGGCGCGTAAAACGGGCGCAAATCCCCGTTTCTGCCAGCGCGTGAACCACGCGAAAGCGACCCGGCTCACGCATGACACCCGACGTGTCTTCCGCCGGAGCGATGCCAGCCATGCAGACAGCCAGCCCTTCCCAACCTCAACGCGAGGTCGTCGTCGGCGTGTATCGCCACGACCAGCGCCGTGGAACCGAGCCCACCTGGTTCGTTCCTACCGAATATGCGCAGTACCTTGTCGGGTGCCGTTTCGCCTTTTGGTCCGGCAAAGGCCGGCTGACTCTCAAGAAAGCCCTCCCCCTCCTGCTCCGCGGCCCATCCGCGAAGATCGGCCCGGCCACCATGCTCGCAGCCTGCACCGGCAGCCGGTACCACCGGACGCTGAGCGAGGCCTGGGCTTAGCCATGGCGAACACTCTCTACCACGAAACCACCAACTCGCTCGAATGCCTGCACTGCATGGACACTGTGGAGCTGAGCGCCAAGACAGGCGCGAACCCGGAACTGCTGATGCAGGTGCGCGAAGAATACGAGATGGAACATGGCAAGTGTCACCAGTTCAAAGACATCCGCAAAGCGAACCAAGCGCGCGAGTTCCGCACGGAAGGCCAGCGGCGCAAAATGCACGAAGCCCGCGCCAACGCCCTCCGCGTCCTCGGCTGCGCCCGCTGAGCCCAAACCTGCTAACAGGGACGAAGCAGGACGCTTCATTCCCGGCGTGTCTGGCAACCCGAACGGGCGGCCGAAGAAGCTTCCGCTCACGGACGTGATCCGGCAAAAGCTCGAAGCATCGCGCAAGGGCCAGAAGGTCTCAAACGCCGAGGCTATCGCGGACAAGCTGATTGAGATGGCGCTCGGCGGCAACCTCGAAGCCATGAAGGAGCTGGCGGACCGGGCGGAAGGCAAGCCGAAGCAGCGCACGGAGTTTTCCGGTCCAGACGGCGGATCGATCCCCCTCGATATGCCCGTCAGTCGCAACGAAATCGAACGGCGCATCGCTGAATTGACTACCAAAGCCAAAGGGGACCAGTGATGGCCGAGAACTCCACGAGCAGGCGCGGGGAAGCGCTGCAGCATCCAGCCACGATTGCCGGAGTCATCCTGGCACTCGCGATTCAGTTTGGGTCGGTGATATGGTTTGCCGCTTCGTTAAGCAGCCGCGTGGACAAGGTCGAAGCATCGGAAACGACCTTCCAGCAACGGTATGAGCGGGAAGTGATCCCGCGCGCCGACCTTACGGAGCGTCTGGACCGGATCGAGCAGCTTCTGGACCGCATCACCGACCGGCTAATTCGGGAGCCCAACACGGCGAAGTGAGGGCAGCATGGACCTGTCCGCACTCACGGATGTGGAAGCCTACGAGCTGGCGCTGCTGCTGGAGAAGCGGGCGGAACTGGAAGCCCTGAGCGCCGAGGAGCAGGAACGCGCCGAGTACAAAGCGCGCCTCGAAGCCTCGCCGGCCTTCTTCTTCCGCGAAGCGTGGAAGATACTTGAGCCTGGCCGCGACCTGTGCTGGAGCTGGCACTACGACCTGATTGGCGAGTGGCTGCAGAAGGTGTGGCGCCGGGAAGTGACCCGCCTGATCATCAACGTGCCGCCACGCACCGCGAAGTCAACCGAGGGCACGATCTGCTTTCCCGCGTGGGGATGGGCGAGGAATCCGGCATCACGGTTCCTGACTGCTTCGTTCTCGAAAGAGCTTTCGACAGAGCACAGCTTGAAGCGCCGGCTGCTGATCGAATCCGCCTGGTACCAGTCGCTGTGGCCTGTCGAGATGGCGCGCGACACCAACCGGATGGATCAGTACCGGAACACGGTGCAGGGCGAGATGATTGCCACCTCGGTAGGCGCGACGGCCACGGGACGCGGCGGCGACATCCTGATCCTCGATGATGGGCTGAGCGCGCAGGATGCAGAGTCAGAAGCAGCGCGGAAGCAGGCGCACGAGTGGTTCAAGTCCACGTTTCGCACCCGCCTGAACGATCCGGCCGCGGGCGCCATCGTGGTGATCGAGCAGCGCACCAGCTATGACGATGTGACCGGCTGGCTGCTCCGCAATGAGCCGGGGCAGTGGACGCAGGTTGCCATCCCGCTTGAGCAGGACGCGAAAGAGCCGGTGCAGGTGTACTTCCCGGTGACCGGCAAAGCGTGGGAGCGGCCGATTGGAGACGTGCTGCAGCCTGACCGGCACACGCCGGCAGTGCTCGCAGGGCGGAAGGTGCACCGCAGGACGTTTGAGACGCAGGATCAGCAGAGGCCATCGCCCGAGGGCGGCGACATCTGCAAGCGGGAGTGGTGGAAGTTCTACCGCGCATTGCCCGCCGAATTCGACCAGGTCATCGACTCCTGGGATCTGACGTTCAAGGACAAGAAGGACGCGGACCGGGTCGCCGGCTTCAAAGTTGGCTGCAAAGGCGCGAGCCGCTACTTCATCGCCTGCAAGCACGGGCGCATGGGATTCACGGCATCGAAGGCCGCGGTGAAGATGCTGCGGGCGCAGGATCCGATGCCGAGCCGGGTGCTGATTGAGGACAAGGCCAACGGGCCAGCCGTGATCGATGCGCTGCGCGGCGAGGTAAGCGGCCTGGTGCCGGTTGAGCCGACAGGATCGAAGTTCGCGCGCGCTGTGGCGGCGACGGGGGATATCGAGGCCGGGAATGTGTACCTGCCCGATCCCGAAGTCTTCCCGCAGCACAAGGCCTGGGTAGACGAGCTGATTGAGGAGTGGGCCGGATTCCCCGGCTATCCATTCGACGACATGGTGGACGGATCAGGCCAGGCCATCAACTACACGAGGTCAGCGATGGGCAACATCGCCGAATACTACGCCGCCAAGAAAGCTGAGGCGGAAGAGGCGAGGAAGCCTGCCGCGCCGCCGGCGCAACTGAAGCCGCGCGAGTGGTCCGAAGCGGTGCGCAATGTGCGCATGGGCATCCGCCCGGTGGGAGAACTCCCGGTCGATGAGATTCGGGAGTGGATTGAGTTCTGCGGAGAGCAGGGCCAGCATGAGCAGGCGCAGGTTGCACGCAACGTGCTGGAAATGAAGCCGTAGGAGGCTGAGATGATCGAAGCGATTTTGAAGGAACTGACAGAATCCGGCGAGATTTGCGGCGCCATCAAGAAGATTCAGAAGGCGCTGGACACCGACGAAGCGGCAGGCGTCCGGCTTAAGTTCCGGAACGCCTACTACCGCGACAAGCACGGCTCACTCCGCCGGGTGTTTCCGAAAGCTGCCTAAATGCTCGTCATGGACCTGGCTGCGCTTGAAAAGGCCGTGCACGAGGCGCTTGCACCGACGGAGCAATCCGCACCAGCCTTCAGCGCGCACACCGCCCTGATGCTGCTGGCGGAGATGCAGGAACTGCGCAGGACCATGGAGCGCGTCGCGCGCGCCCTTGAGGAGCGGTAATGGCGAAAGACTTCCAGATCGACGACGGCGCGCGCGCACTGCTCCCGGCCTCTACCTTCGATGGGTGGTTCAATCCATCGCGGCCCATGCCTGCCGTCGCTCCTGAAGGCACTCCGCCGCGCCAGTTCGACTATCCACTGGTATTTAACCAGCAGTGGATGCCGCGCGCCGGCGAAAAGGTCGGCTTCCACCATATGCGCATGATGGCGGATGGCTGCTACCTCATCCGCGTCATCATCGAGAAGATGAAGGACCGGATCTGCGCGAAGGACTGGCACTTTCGCCTGAAGCCGCAACCGGGCGAGTACCAGGCAGAGACCCGGGAGCGCTCGAACAAGGATCCCCGCATCGCGCAACTGACGCGCTTCTTCGAATATCCCGACACGCAGCACTCGTGGGCCGACTGGCTGCGGATGCTGCTTGAGGACCGGATGGTGATCGACGCGGCCTGTGTCGAGGTGCAGCGCAGCCGGATGGGCGGGATCGTGAACCTGCCGCCGATCGATGGCGCCACCATCAACGTCATCATCGATGCGACCGGGCGCACGCCGCGCGCGCCGCTTCCCGCGTACCGCCAGATCGTCAAAGGGCTGCCCGAAGTCGACTTTGTCGATGGCATCCCGGCTGATCCGAAGCATGGTCAGATCGTCTACATGCCGGGCAACGTGCGCACCAACAAGGTTTACGGCTACTCGCCGGTTGAGCAGACGCTGGCCATCATCCTGACGCTGATCTACAAGACGGCGTTCTTCCAGGGCTGGTACGACGAGTCGAACATCCCTCTGGCGTACATGACGATGCCCGAGAACATGTCGACAGGCGAGATGCTTCGCCTGGTGCGCGAGATCGAGGCGGGCAACGCCGACGCGCTTAGCCGGCTGAAGCTACTCCCGGTGCCGTCCGGCGGGAAGATCGAAGTCCTCAAGAAAGAGGAGTACAACGCCAAGTTCGAAGAATGGTGCGCGCGCATCTTCGCCTTCATCATCGGCGAGACCGCGACGCCGTTCGTGCAGCAGAATAACCGGGCCACGGCAAACCAGTCCGACGATACCCGCGAAGAGTCTGGCGAGCAGCCGCTCATGCGCTGGGTCAAGTCGAAGATCGATCGCATCATTCAGCGCCCCGACCTGTTCAACGCAGCCGACATCGAGCTTGTCTGGGACGAGGAAGCGGCGACGGACCCGCTCAAGCAGGCGCAGGTTGACCAGATCAACTGCACCATCGGCACCCGCACGGCGGACGAGCTGCGCCAGCGCGACGGCCTATCGCCCATCTGGGAGGACTCGAACGGCAACCCTCCAATCCCGGCTCCGGCAGTCTCTATGCAGACCGAGGAAGACGAACCAGGCGGCAATGACGACGGCTCCAACCCGCCAAAGAAGAAGGGCGACAAGACGGCTAAAGCTGCAGGCGCTCAAAAAAAAAATCCATCGCGCTACTGATTGACCCGGACCATTACGGCCCGAAGCGGCGGGCGGCAACCGATTCGATGGACGCCACGCTGAAGGCGTTCTTCCTTGCGCAGCGTGTGGCCGTGAGCCGCGTGATTGAAGCGCAACTTCCGCAGGCGCAGAAAGCCGCGGGCGACACTCCACAGCCGGACATCGACGCCATCATCGCGGCCATCGATTTTGGCGTGTGGGATGCTTTGGCGACGGATTTCCAGCCCGATCTAGAGGAGACGGCGCGGGAGGTTGTGGCCACGGTGTTCGCCACGCTCGGGCTGAGCACGGACAACTCGGACATCTTCGCGCTGAGCGATACCCAGGCGCTTGAGTACGCGCAGACCAGGGCGGCCGAGCTGGTGGGCAAGAAGTGGGTCAACGGCGCGCTGGTGGACAATCCAAACGCCGAGTGGGCCATCACGGACACGACGCGGACCGAACTTCGCGAGTTGGTTGCGCGGGCGTTCGCGGAGCAATGGACGCCGGCAGAGCTGGCGAAGCAGATCGATTCAGCCTTCGTGTTCTCCGAAGGCCGCGCCGAGATGATCGCGCAGACCGAAACGGCCATGGCGCAGACGGCGGCCACGGTGCAGACGGGCAAGAACTTCGGCGCCACGACGAAGACGGTGCAGATGTCGAACCTGCACGACATCGACGACGAGTGCGACGACGCGAACGAGGCTGGCGAAGTGCCGATCGATCAGCCGTACCCGGGCGGCGCGCTGCACGTTCCGCTGCACCCGAATTGCCGGTGCGTGGAGATGGTGCATGTGCCGACGAAGCAACCGGAGGCGAACTGATGTGCTGTGAGCGTCACTGTAAAGAATGCGATCGGGAGAAGCACTGGCGTCGGGCGTACGACGAACAGAAACGGCTTCAGGCGCTCCCCGTCGAGTACCGCGAGGTGCGGCGGTTCGCTTGGCGTCCGATTCGCGACCCTGAGACAGGACGTACGCTCTGGCTGCAGACGGTGACGCTTCACTTCCGAACTGTCGTGCGCTACTGCCATTGGATGAACTGGCCGGGGCTCGACTGGGAACTGGAGTCGGTAACTGCGAGCACCCAAAAGGAGTAGCCCATGGCAACTGGCTTCTGGAAGGGGCTGTTTCGGCCGCGCAAGCAATGTGGTGCCGAGATGAAGCTTGGGGTGCAGGTGTTCCGCGGGCTGAAGTGCCAGTTGCCCGAGGGCCATGAAGGCCGCCACCAGATGAACGCGATGACCTCGTGGCCACGCAAACGGGAAGAACCAAAAGGGCTGCAGCAGCCAGGAGGGCCAGAGGATCTATGACCCAGCAAGCCATGAAGAGCCTGTTCTGCCGCATCTCGAAGGTGGACGAAGAGAAGCGCACCGTCACTGGTATCGGCGCATCGGAATCTGTCGATGCCGAGGGCGAGGTGTTCGATTACGCTACTTCGAAGCCATACGTGGAAGCGTGGTCCGCTGCTGCCGTCGCCCGCTCGCAGGGCAAGAGCTACGGCAACATTCGCGAGATGCACCAGCTCTCCGCGGCCGGTCTGCTCAACGAGCCCATTGTCTTCGACGACACGCAGAAGTTCGTCATCCTGACCTGCTACGTGTCCGACGACGCGGCCTGGGCGAAGTGCCTGGACGGAACGTACACCGGCTTCTCGATCTGCGGCCCGGTGATCGGCGAGAAGTGGTCCGACCCGACGCAGCCCGGCGTGAAGCGCTTTACCTGCTCCCCCATCGAGTTCTCGCTGGTGGACTTGCCCTGCAATCCGGACGCGGTGTTTACCGCTGTCAAGGCGGGCGGGGTCACCGAAGAACGTAAATTCAAGGCCGCCGCGGCGGTAGAGGAGACACCCGTGCCCGAGACAGTCAAGAAGTCGATGTATTCGATTTGCGATCTGGCATGTGCCATCGCATCGCTCCGCTGGATTCAGGACGATCTGGCTTACG